TCTGCTAGATTTCGTGCTGCTTCATAGTCCATTTTTGTTTTCCTATTGCTAGTGCGGGGACACAATGCCCCCGCTTGATAGTGCCATTAGTGTTGAACAATGGCAATTGATTTTGGTGAATTGGTGCTATTGCCCCCGCATAATTTACAGGCATTGCATTGCACCCGCCGGCCGGCTTCTTTACTTGCGGGACAAAGGATCTCTTTGCCTTTCACAACATCGCCTAGGTCTGTAATGACTCGGAAGGTTCGCGCCCCGTTGTTCCAGAACGCAACCGCTTGCGCTTTGGTATCTGCGCTTTGCATCGCAATATCTGGACGGAAGCCCGATTGGTGCGTATATGCTAGATGAGTCTCGCAACCGGTCAATAGTTGATCCCAAACCCAAGACGGGACGGCGGCGGGATCCCCATAGGTTCCAAGTCTAACAACACGGCCGGCGCCTAGTGCTGTACGGTCTGCGCGATTGTTCGCCATGGGATATACGCCGCGCATGTATGATTTATAAACTATAGTGGGGCCTTGCCCTAGGTTAACGTAGCATTCACGTTCGACCGCTTGTTTGCGCTTAGGGTCTGAAGTAGGGACGCCTCGGAATTTACAGTCCCCGCATATAGAGAAGTCTGCGCCTGTCTTGCTTGCGTCTAATGGGGAGATATCGGCCCGGATTATATAGGTCTGTAAAACCTTGCCTGTCTTTGTATTGCGGTCGCTATAGGTTGCGATTGCTACTATAGGCTTGCCATCCAATAGGCTTTGCCCTTTGTATATGACTCCGGATTTCATTGTCTGTCCTTCCTGTTTCTAGTCTACTCGATTACTCTACACCGGCCGCGCTAACGTCACAAGTATTTTGTCCGCCGCATCGCCGGCCGCATCGCCGGCCGCATCGCCGGCCGCATCGCCGGCCGCATCGCGCTAGGCCTGCGCCCCTGCTAGCCTATATATATTTATATATATGCCTGCGCCCCTGCTAGCCGGTCGATCGCTTGCATATCCTGCGCCCCCGCTAGCCAGTTGATCGCTTGCATATCCTGCGCCCCTGCGCCCTGCGCCCTGCGCGTTCGCCGTTAGACGGCCGGCCGCGCTTAGATCTTTGGCGCCCTCGGGGTTGGACGGCCGGCCGCGCCCTGCGGATCACCGGCACGAGTTGGGCGCCCAACGCGGCACAAAAAAAAGGGCGCCCTAGCGGCGCCCTTAATCCTAGGTGTAGTGTTCAAGCCAATCTGTATCGGCTAAGATTAACTCTGAATTATCGCGTATGTCTTTTGCATAACCATCACCTAGCTCAAAGCCCATTGACCAAGGGCCCTTGGTAGCCAGATACCAACGTGCATATATGTCTTTGCTTTCCGTGCTTGGTTGCTTGTATGTCTTTAAGACACGATACTCAAAGGGCCCTTGCTTATAGATAGCGTATGGCTTGGCCTGGTCGCGTGTCTTTCCAAATGGATTAGGCATTGTATTTCCTCTTTCTGGTTAACGTATCGCTAGCCTACATGATGTAGGCTAGCGGGTCTATCTTATCGTGCGTCGACCTTAGTGACGGCCGCGTCAATCTTCGCCGTCACGGCACTATCGGCATATCCGCCAGTGTAGCTCGCCTGCATACGCTCGAGCCTACGCTTGAGTGATTTCTTTACATTGTCATGTGACGATGTAGGCAGATGCATTGAGTCAAGGCCTTCTATCAACATCATGACTTCGATATACTCTAGTTTAATCCGCATCGTATTTCCTCTTTCTGGTTTCATATCGGATTGATATGTCGCGGCACCCTATCGCTAGGGTGCCGGAGATATCCGTCTTACTTAAACCATGAGAACCTAGGGAATGTCGAGACCTTCAAGTTCCAAGCTTTGAACTTCAAGATGCCACGAATCTCTAACTTGGTTAGGTCAGAGTGACCGTTTGTTTCAATTGCTTCATATGCTTTGGTGCTTGGCATAGTGGTCCGGTCCGCGTCTGCCCATTGACCTAGTCCGGCCGCTTGCGCCGCGTCTTTCAGTTCGACTATCATCGCGGCGCAGTCTTTGCTGATTTCATTAAGGGCCGCGATGTTTGCCTTGAACTCAGCTTGTGTTGTCGGTGTTGTGGTCGCTTCAAGTTCTGCAATCTTTTGAGCTAATGCCATTTTGTTTTCCTATCTACTGATTAATGGGACCGCGTTTTGCTTTCCCTAAGTAAACTTAGGCCACAAGTAACTTGTGAGGTCAATCATAAAATGCATTTAATTTGCCGATATTGAAATTAAATGGGGGCGATGTCGGTTGATCATGTGGCGATGTCGGCCGGTCGTAGATTCCAGGGTCAAGCTGCGCGCACCATGTCGCGCGGCCGTTCCCTCTTTGTTCCAAGGGTCGCTTGGGGTTACTGAGCGCAATGTCAGCGAACGAGCGCCGCGACCGCGCACTCCATCACCCCCTTTTGACGGGTACGCAGTCACTATGCGGCCATATATAGTAGGTTCGGTAAATTCATTCCGGTTCATTTCCATTGGCCGTGTTTCGTTATCCATTTAAAAAATGCTGGTTATAGATTCATTTATGTGGGATAATTACGCAAAAGTAGGCGTAATGAAAAGTTGCATAGGAAATAAGCATGGGTATTTTTGGCAATATGTTTTCTGACTCGAGTGCCCCATTAGGCAGTCGTAAGAACCCAACTAATGAGCAAAAGAAAATTCGTAATTTACAGGCGATGGCTGCGGGTTCTGACAACGAGGCTGTTGCGGCTGCTTTAGATGACGCTCTTAATCCTTCTACATCTTCTAACACTGGTGGCGGTTACACAAGTTTTGCTGATATGTTTGACCGCGGTGGCCCTGGCAAGTCTGGCGCGGTTTTTGGTTCTGGCGGCGGCGCTGCTTCTGATACGAACAACGATGGTTATGTAAGCAAAGCTGAGGCTGCGGCCAATCCATTACAGCAGAATTTAATTTCGTCTGCCAGCAATTACGTTGCTGGCGGCGGCATGTTGGGCGCTTTAGCTCGAGGTTTAGGCGGTGGCGGTTCCACGGCTCCTCGCAAGCGTTACGGCACGAAGGGCATTACTTCTGCCCAGCGGAGTGCGTTAGAGGCTAAGGATTACACGGTTTCCCCGAGTGGAGTTGTTATGAGTCCTTCTGGTAGTCAGGTAGCTGGCGCTAATTTCTCTGGTTCTAGGGTTGTTAATTCGATTATGAATGACGGCGAGTTGAGCGGCGAGAGTTTATCGTTTGGGGATGCTTTTGCTGCGGCTCGAGAGAAGCAGGGCGGTGACGGCGGCACGTTTACTTACGGCGGCGAGAAGTTCACTACTAACATTGGCGTGGCTCCTAAGACTTCGTTACGTCCCAAGTTACGTTCTGTTGTTGCCCCGACTTACGATTATGACGCGATACAGGCTGCTAACATTCCTGTTGGTGGTCCTTTAAGTACGATTCCTGCTTACACCCCTGCCGTTGTTTCGGATCCTTATATTTCTAATGTTCTGGCTAATCAGGAGTTTGGCACTTACGGTGATTTACAAGATCAGCAGCGGATGTCGGCTAATCGACAGTTGCAGAGTGACAGTAATTTCATTGACACTGAGGACGATGATCTTTTCACCCCGATAGGGGCTCGGGAGTCATTGGGTGAGCGGTACAAGCGCCAGCGGTTAGGAGATCAGAGTGGCATTGCTACATTGCCCGGTTCTTATGAGAGTGTTGGTTTGGGTAATACTGCGTTCGGCCGTTTTTTAAACGACAATGTTTTGGGTGATAGGACGCAGCTTGCCACGGGTTCTGTTGGCCGTCAGGATGGTCCTGAGTTTTTACGCCCTGAGAATTTAAACGTTACCAGTTCTCCTCCTGACAACTCCCAATTTAATTACAATCAGAAGATGCTTGAGGCGGGGGTTGATCCTGTAACGTTGCAGCCCACTCGCGCTGGTCCGATGGCTCCGTATGTCGATGAGTACGAATATGATTTGTTGGATGATCGCCTAGAGTTTAACGAGGCTGCGATTAAGGGTGGATTACAGACGGGGAGTTTAGCTTTAGAGGCTGCTAGGTTAGCCGCAACCAAGAACTTACCTACTGGTTTAGAGGCGATGGCTGGTGGATTAATGCCTGAAGATCGTTTTAGTGACGTAAATCTTAACGCTCCTTTGGCGTATGGGCCGCAATACCAAGACACTGCGGTTGCTGAATTAGCTGGACAGGCCAAGGCTATTGTTGATCAGCAGATCGACAGGGTTCAGTCGAATATGAACGAACCTACTAGGGCTGCATTAAGTCGGGAGATTATGAAGGATTTTGATGTTAGTTCTTTTGATCCGGAAGCTTTTGCTGTTCAGGCGGCTCAAGTTATTGGCGGCATTGGGCCAGTAATTGCTGCGGGTGTTGCTAATCCTTTTGCCGGCATGGCGATTGGTGGCGCTGCGACTGCTGGGGATGTATCTCAGGTTGTTGATCAGGCGATTCGTAAACGTGCAGAGAAGGGCGGTGATTTGTATGGTATGAATCCCCGTTCTTTGGACGGCATTATTCAAGTGGCTCAACGGAGGGCTCTTGCTCCTTCTGCGGCGTTAGGTGCTGCTGGTGCTAGTTTGTTGACCAAAACGGGCCTTCCTTCCAAGCTAGCCGGCATTATTACGGAAACTATTGCTGAATCTGTAATCGAGCCTAATCTTGGCAGGAACATTGGTGTTTTATCTTCGGATCCTTTTGTTCCAGATTCACAAGTTGTCTCATCTAATCCCTCGGTAAATTTCAAGGGACCGAATGTTAGCACTGATTATACTAAGGGCCAAAGAATCGGGTCAGCGTTTGTTCCTCCTACTATGGATGCGCTTCTTTTGGGCAGTATTGGCGGTTTGGCGGGGGCTGGAGCCGGTAGTGCTTCCGATATTAACACCAGCCTGGTTGCGGATTCCAATGCTGCGGCTAATGTTCTTGGGAATGCCCCAAGTGCCGGGTCAGGTGCTGGGTCAGTTGCCCCTCAAGCTCTTCCTCCCGTTACTCAAGCCAGTATTCCTATTACTGTTGATCCTGTAGCGACTGAAGTTGCTCCGAGAGTTGAGGACAGCGCGTATCCTATTGGCGGCATACCTGACGCTATTACTGGGCGTGATCCGACTATAACGGGGGGTTTTAATGTTGATACTAATCCACAGGCCCAAGCGGCGGTGTTTATTAGAGATCAAGGGGTTGCTCCTGGCCCTGTTGATCTTACGATAGACGATATTGGTGTCTCGGTTGATCCAACCGTTACTGGCGTTGGAGGGTTGCCGGGGGTTGATCCGACTACTCTTTTCCCACAGAGAGGAACTCCGGTCCCCTTAGCCGAGCCTGAATTATTGGGCTTTGGTGGCCCTGGACAACAGGCGGCGAATAGAGCGGCTGGACAAGACTCTTTAGCCGACGAAAATCTGAAAACCTTACAGATTTTAGAGAAGGCAAAGGCCAAACTGAACGAAGGTTCCAATCAGCTAGTTACACAGTCAGAAGCGGCGGCTAACGTACAAGATATTTACCGACAGCTTGAAAAGGCGGGATTATTGGAGGCCGGGGGATCCTCTGGTGTTGCACCTACCACAGCAGAGGATGCGGCACCAACGCAGATTGATAAGAACGGACTTTCTAGGCCAGAAAATGTTTCCGCTGCGATAGATCTTTTAAAGACAGACGGCAAAAATTCAGCTTCTTATTTGCAACGCAAATTGGAAATAAATTACAGTGAAGCGGAAGCAATAAATGAACAGTTAGAAGCGGAAGGGTATGTTTCCGCTAAAAATAACCTTGGTGCAAGGAAGATACTAACGACTGAGCCGACCACTGCCACGGTTAATGCGGCCACAGACGCTAGAACCGCGGCTCGAGCTTTGGCGGAGGGCGCTGCACGGGTTGAGGGCACTGGCATTATTGATACTGTTGGCACAGATTTAGAGGGCGTTTCTCCAGAGGCTAAAGCGGATTTAGATTTAATTTTTGACGGGAAACCGAGCAGGTCCGCGGGTGCCATGGGCGCTCAAAACTCTGCGCTGGCTCAAGCGTTGGCTAAAAGAGGACTTGCCGCGCCGTATGAGTCCATCGATACCGCGTCTAACGAAGCGTTGGCTTCTAATCTTTTAGCGGCGGATCAAGATCAGGGGACTATTAATCGTATTCGGGGGCAGTCTAACTTTAACGCGGTAGATCCTGACGCGATACAGATAATTCAGACCCCTGAAGGTGTTAAACTCGTTGATGGTTCTGGCAATATTATTTCCGATGATGTGTTGTTGTCAGAGCTTGCAACAACGCAGGCCGAGGTAGACGCTTTAAAGCTGAACACTGCGAGGGGTGCCGCGGAACAAGGAATAGCTCAAGTGGCTATTAACAAGGCTAAAGCCGAAAAGAGTGTAGCTTTAACTAGGAAGATGAATAAGATTATTGAGGCGTTACAGGCAACAACTAGCGTAACCCCCACTTTAGTCCCCCTTGGGCTTGACCCCTCGGGCGCTCGGGCAGATCTTTCCGCTCTTACTTATGATAATGTTGTGGACGAGTTGCCTCCTCTTGTGAGTGTTCCTGCGGCAACTTCCCCTACACGCCGCGAGGCTAAGACTCCTGTTGTTTCTCCTATTGAGCGAGGTATTGCTGCGGCAACTCTCCCTGCACAACAACAGGATGCTCCTGAGACAGTAACTTCGGTGGATCAGATTCAACCTCCGATGACGTTAGATGAGATGAACGCGAAAGAGGCACTAAGGCTCGAGGGTATAGCATATTTGAATAGCATTGTTGGTAAGGGTGGGAAAGAACCAACTACCTCTCCTCCTGTTTCCTCTAAGCTCGAGGACATGTTTTCAGAAGATATCGATCTTCCTCCTGTGGTTTCTGAAGCAAAGTCTCCGGTTGCTCCGGTTGATTCATTAGTTTCGGAAGATATTGATATTGATGCGTTGTTAGCGGAATCCAAGAAGGGTATTGGGACACTTCCTTTTGCGCCGGCCGTTACAACTACTGCGGGGAAAGGAACATACGATCCGTTCGGTGATTTCATTGCTGAAGAGGTTAATCCATCTGACTATATTCCGGTTGCACAACCTAATCCATTGAACTTGAATATTCCTTTTAACGACCCTAAAGCTAATACGGACGCTCCTACGGACGCTCCTCCGGTCACCGAGAAAGACAAGTCCGGTGGTATTACTGAGGCTATTCCTGCGAAGACCACGGATTCGGACACTGAGACGGCTATCGAAGATGCTCGGAAGAAAGCTCGTCTTGCTTCCTTGAAAGCCCTATCCACTCGCGTTGCTCCTTTGAAAGTAAACGCTCCGCCAGGTCCAGAGGACGATGATCGTCCAGTTCCACAGCCAGCCCCTGCGATTACTCGCGAGGACGATGGTGATACGACAGGTGGCACTGGCACTGGCACTGGCACTGGTGTTGACACGGTTCCAGAACAGGTTCCTGTTGATATGACTGACAACGACAACGACGATCAGGGTTGCCCAGATGGGTACGTTCGCGTCATGGTTAACGGCGCCTTTGTTTGCCAGCTTATTGAGCCCGAGGTGGCCGTAGTTGCTGCTAAGAAGAAGAAGGAGAAGGAAGAGCCACGGGTTGTTGTTCGTCCAACGATTAGCCCACGCTATCGGCCCGAGGCTATTGAGAGCAATTACACTCCGTACATCCCAGGGTTGGGTAGGTAGTATCAGGTGAATCTGCAAGCATTACCTGAAGAGGCGCTGAAAGAGATTTTGGCGCTGACTGAGGCCAAGCGAACGCTTGATATACGAGAAGAGGCTCAAGAGCGGTTTATGCCGTTTGTTCATCATGTGTATGACAACTTCATTGAGGGCCGTCATCACCGTGTGATTGCGGAAAAGCTAGAGGCTGTTGCTCGAGGTGAGTTAAAGCGGTTAATTATTAACATGCCGCCTCGCCATTCCAAGTCAGAGTTCGCAAGTTACTTGATGCCTGCTTGGTTTCTAGGGCGCAATCCAAAGCTCAAGATCATTCAGGCCACGCACAATACCGAGTTGGCTGTTCGTTTTGGACGTAAGGTGAGGGATTTAATAGATGACCCTGAGTATAAAGTTATCTTTCCAGAAACCAACCTTAAGGAAGACAATAAAGGCGCGGGTAAGTGGGGCACTGACAAGGGCGCGGAGTACTTTGCGGCGGGTGTTGGGGCTGCAATTACTGGCCGTGGCGCGGACTTGTTGGTCATTGACGACCCTCATTCGGAACAGGATGCGTTAAGCGAGACTGCGTTTGATCATGCGTATGAGTGGTACACTTCTGGTCCTCGCCAGCGTTTACAGCCTGGCGGTTCGATCATAATTGTTATGACACGTTGGGGTAAGAAGGACTTAACGGGTCGTTTATTAGCCCAGCAGGGCGGCGATATCATGTCTGACAAGTGGGATGTGGTGGAATTTCCTGCTATTTTGCCTTCTGACAACCCATTATGGCCTGAGTTTTGGGAAAAGGACGCCTTACTTTCGATTAAGGCGTCTTTACCGGTAGCCAAATGGAATGCTCAGTGGCAGCAGACTCCGACATCTTCTGAGGCTGCGATAATCAAGCGCGATTGGTGGAAAGATTGGGACAAGAAGTCCATTCCTACCATTAAGTACATCATACAGGCCTATGATACGGCGTTTTCTAAGAAAGAGACGGCGGATTTTAGTGCGATTACCACTTGGGGCATTTTTGACCCCGAGGATGGGACTGGTGACAACATAATTCTAATGGATGCACGGCGCGACCGGTGGAGTTTCCCTGAATTAAAGGAAGTTGCTTATGAGGAGCATGAATACTGGGAGCCTGACATGGTGATTGTTGAGGCTAAGGCCTCTGGACAGCCCCTGATTGATGAGTTACGCCTTCGGGGTATTCCTGCGCTGGGGTTTTCACCTGGCCGAGGGCAGGACAAGACTACTCGGATGCACATGATTGCTCCTTTGTTTGAGGCGGGTAAAGTCTGGGCTCCATTAGACAAGAAATTCAGTGACGAGGTCATTGAAGAGGTAGTTTCATTTCCCAATGGTGACAATGATGACTATTGTGATAGTATGACGTTAGCATTGATGCGTTTTAGACGAGGTGGATTTGTTTCTTTAGAGGGTGATGACACTTTGGAAGACGAATATCGAACACGTAATCGGGAGTATTACTGATGGCCCTGCCACCTCGCCCACTGGGATCACTTGTAGATCCTTCTCTGATGCCTATTGAGATGGTTGAAGATACCACTTCGGTGGATGTAGAGATTGAAGAGCCAATTGATTTTTCGGACGGGGCTGAGATAACACCGATGGAAGACGGTGGCGTCACCATTGAGGCCTTGTCGGGAATGTTGACGGTTATGGAAGAGGAAGATCCAATTCCTCATGACGCCAACTTATCTGAGTATCTTGGTGACGGGTATCTTGGAGAGTTGTCCAGTGATTTACGAGCGTCTTACAATGATGATGTTGAGTCTCGTTCTGATTGGGAGGAGACGTACACCAAGGGTTTAGACCAGCTAGGTATTAAGCAGGAAGATCGCACTCAGCCTTTTGCGGGTGCTTCTGGTGTTGTGCATCCTTTAATTACGGAATCGGTAACTCAATTTCAATCTCAGGCGTATAAGGAATTACTTCCTGCCGGCGGTCCAGTGCAGACTCAGATTTTGGGTAAACAGGACGCTGAGACAGAGGGTCAGGCCAACCGCGTTAAGGATTACATGAACTACATGATCACCGAGGTCATGGAAGAGTATGATCCTGACATGGATCAATTGTTGTTTTATCTCCCTATGTCCGGATCTACGTTTAAGAAGGTTTACTTTGACGAATCAAAGCAACGGGCTGTATCCAAGTTTATTCCCGCTCAAGACCTTGTGGTTCCTTATGCCGCTTCCGATTTACAGACGGCGAACAGGGTTACGCACGTTCTTCGCATGGATCACAACCAAGTTCGCAAGATGCAAGTCGCGGGGTTTTACCGTGATATTGAATTGCAAGCTGCGGATACGGAGCCTGACGAGGTTCGTCAGAAGGTTGACGAGATACAGGGTACGTCTAGGACTTATCTTGATGACATCTATACTGTGCTGGAGATGCACGTTGATCTGGACTTAGAAGACTTTGAGGACATGTCCCCAGACGGAGAGCCCACTGGTATTCATCTGCCTTACATTGTTACGATGGACGAGGCGTCTGGTAAGATCCTGTCGATCCGCAGGAACTTTGATGAGGACACAGACTTCGCCAAGAAGCGCCAGTTTTTTGTACACTACCGGTTTATGCCAGGCCTAGGGTTCTATGGCTTTGGTTTGATCCACATGATTGGCGGTTTGGGCCGCGCTGCTACCAGTATTCTACGTCAGTTAATTGACGCTGGTACTTTGGTTAACCTCCCTGCTGGATTTAAGGCCCGTGGGGTACGTCTTCGCAACGAGGACGAGCCCTTACAGCCCGGAGAGTGGAGGGATATAGACGCCCCTGGAGGTAACATTAGGGACGCTATTATACCTTTGCCGTATAAAGAGCCCAGTTCCACTCTAGCACAGCTTCTAGGCGCTCTGGTGGAGGGCGGACGCCGCTTTGTTTCACTGGCTGACGAACAGACAGGCAATATGAATCAAGAGACGCCTGTTGGCACAACTGTGGCAATGCTTGAGCGCGGCATGAAGGTGATGTCTGCTATTCACAAGCGGCTGCACTACGCACAGAAGACTGAGTTCCGTATTCTGGCTCGTATCTTTGCGGAGAATGTTGCTCAGGAGTATCCGTACAACGTAGCGGGTGGCGAGAAGAATATTATGGCGCAAGACTTCGACGGTCGTGTTGATGTTATTCCTGTATCTGATCCGAATATCTTCTCGATGGCGCAGCGTGTTACGTTGGCTCAGACACAGTTACAGTTGGCGCAATCCAATCCTCAGATGCATAACTTACACGCTGCTTACCGGCGCATGTATCAGGCCTTAGAAGTTCAGAACATTGATGAAATCCTTCCGCCAGCGCCATCGCCAAAGCCGTTGGACGCTGCGATTGAGAACGCTCGAGGTTTGATGGGCGAGATAATGGTTGCCTTTGAAGAGCAAGAGCATGACGTTCACATTGCTATTCATGTGATGTTTATGAAGACGCCTTTGGTCATGACTTCTCCGCAGGTTATGGGGACATTCTACGCGCACCTTCAGGAGCATATTGCTATGAAGGCTCGTAAGATGGTGATGCAAGAGATTAAGGATCTTGTAACGCAGGTTCAGCAAGGCGTTCAGGCCGGCCAGATTGATCCAGTTGCGGCACAGGCACAAATCCAACAAGTTCAGCAACAGATGCAGATTCCGGAAGAGTTGGAAAAAGCTGTTGTGATGCAGGAGTTGGACATCATGAAGGCAACTTTGGAAGAGATCACGCCACAAGGGCAAGACCCAATGTCGGATCCTTTGGTTCAGATCAGGATGCAAGAGCTTGGCATTAAGGACAAAGAACTCCAGCGTAAGTCTCAAGAGGATGAGGCACAAATTATGATGGAGTCGGCTCGTATGCAGCAACGTGCTGCTACTGATGCTGCCAGAATTGAAAGTACTGAGGAGATAGCTCAGAACCGTAATGATGTTAATCGTGAGCGTATTGATGTACAACGTCAGGGCATGATGCGGAGGGGTTAACTCCTAAAGATGATTGATCCCGTCACTGCTTTTACCACCGCCAGTGCCGCTTATAGCGGTATCAAAAGACTTATCGGACATGCCAAAGATCTCGAAAGTATGTCTAAACATCTTGGAAGTTGGTATGGCGCATGTGCGGATATTAACCGCGCAGAACAACAGCGCAAGAACCCTACGTTTTTTGAACGCACCACGCACGGCAAACAATCTATAGAAGAAGCCGCTCTTCAAATACTTATCCATAAGAAGACTTTGAAAGAACGAGAGACTGAGATAGCTGCGATGTTAAACATGAGATTTGGGTGGGGAACGTATGACGAGATGCTTGAAATGCGGCGTCAAATTAGAAAAGAACGTGCGGAACAGGAACATGCGCGTGACGAGTCCAAACGTCAAATACAGAATAATATAGCTATATTGGGGTTATCTATTTTAATCATCGGGTTTCTCGGCGGTGGAATTTATTTAGTGTCTCTTGCTGTATGAATACCTTGATCTCTCTTGTTTTAGCGAGTTCTTTGTTGAACCCAGAGTACGTTACTTGCAATATTTGGAAGTACACTAAGGCCGAACCCGATGGTATGGTGTGTATTTACTTAGGAAAAAACGGAACAATAGCTTATCATTACCCACTTCTGTCTTACAGAGAGTGTCCAAAACAGTGGCAATGCCCTTATATGCCTCAATCTAAAGGCCGCGTCACGATAAAGGATATTATGAAAGGATTGTCAGATGGCTTTTGAAAAAATACTAGAATACAAAATCATGCCCAGGCTCATGATGTTCGTAATGACTGTCATGTACATAAGGGTTATTGAATGGGGAATGTCTTTGGAAGATTTGTCCACACAACAAAGTGCAATGATTTCAATATGTTCTGGCTCCATGACGGGCGCGTTTGCAGTATGGTTAGGGTCAGAGAAATGATAGCGTTACTCGGTAGTCTTCTGGGGTTTGGATCGTCATTTCTACCAGAAGTTTTAAACTTTTTTAAGGCAAACCAACAACAGGCTCATCGTATGGAGATGATGCGTTTAGAAACGGAGTTGGCCCAACAACGCGCCGAAATGAAGCTGGTAGAGCTAGATAAGAGGGCGGACATTGAGGAAACGAAGGGGTTGTATGAACATGATAAGTCTATCGATGCTGGCGGATTTATCAACGCTCTTCGGGGTAGTGTTCGTCCTGTTATTACTTATGCCTTCTTCGGATTGTTTGTAGCGACTAAGGTAGTAATCATGGTTAAGGTAACGCAATCAGGTGGAGATTGGATGCAAGCCGTTGACCTCATGTTTGATTCAGAAACTCAAGGGCTATTTAGCGCAGTTTTAGCTTTTTGGTTTGGAAATCGTGCAATATCTAAATATGCGGGGAAGTGATTATGGGATACAAGTTAGGAAATCGAAGCCTGTCAAGGCTAGAAGGCGTCAACGACGATCTGGTAACGGTCGTGAGGTACGCTATAGGCGTTACGAAGCAGGACTTCTCGGTGATTTGCGGTCTGAGGACCATCGACGAACAGAGGGAGTTGGTCGCAAAAGGGGCTTCTCAAACTATGAAAAGTAAACACATTGATGGTAACGCTGTTGATCTTATGGCTTACTGCAATGGTGGGCGTTGGGAGTTGAATTTGTATGATGAGATTGCTGATGCTATGAAAGAAGGCGCAGCCGCGGCTGGGGTGCAACTCCGGTGGGGCGCTGCGTGGACTATTAATGATATTGGGGGCTATGAAGGCACTGCTGAAGATGCAATGAACTCTTACATAGACACACGTCGATCTCAGTCTCGTAGGCCGTTTATCGATGCACCTCACTTTGAATTAATGCTGTAAGGAAGAATCAAATGGCTAAGTTAAAGACTGAAAAGACTTCAGGTGGCGCAAAACAATACGTCAGAAAAAAACCCGGTGAAACTAAGTCCAGAACGGCCTTAGATGTTAAACAAACCAGTTCTGGTATATCTCGCCCCGAAAAGAAAACAACCATCGCGAAAGAGATTTTGGAAGCAAAACTTGGCGGTGCAAAGGCTGAAGCGGCGTTTAAAGAAAAGCATGGTGTAACGTATAGTAAAGCGGAAAATATGATAGACGCTGCTTTTGGGGCTGAAGTAGACAAGTCCCTTGTCTCTTCCAATGCCAAATCCATCGCAATGGAGAAGTTTTATCAGGATCTAATGAAGAAAGAGAAAGAGAAAAGCAGCGGTAAAAAGAATGGCGGCATGATAAGATCAAAGGAGAGTACGATGAAGAAGAAGAAGAAAAAGGGCATGGCGATGGGCGGCAAGGTCAAAGCCAAGGGCATGGCTAAAGGCGGCGCCGTATTGCCAATGGGTAAAGACCCAAAGACAGGCAAGTCAATTCCTAAGTTTGCTATGGATGGCAAAGGCAAAATGGCTAAAGGCGGAACGGTCAAAGCTAAAGGCATGGCAATGGGCGGTAAGGTCAAAGCCAAGGGCATGGCAATGGGCGGTAAGGTCAAATCCAAAGGCATGGCAATGGGTGGCAAGGTCAAATCCAAAGGCATGGCAATGG